GCCTATCCGTTCTGGTCCGGCGCGCTCTTTAACCGGGGCCGTGCGAAGGCGGACCGCGTAGACATCGACCTGACGCACCCGAACCTGTCACCGGGCCGCTTCTGCGATGACGGCCAGTACCGCCAGATTGTCACCGTTGAGGATGCAGTGCGCGGCGGCTGTAACCTGTTTGACCTCGACCAGCTGCGCCTGGAATACAGCCCGCCGGAATACCAGAACCTGCTGATGTGTGAGTTCGTGGATGATCTCGCGTCCGTATTCCCGCTGCAGCTGCTGCAGAAATGCATGGTGGACAGCTGGGAAGTGTGGAAAGACGATTTTGAAGCACTGGCGCTTCGTCCGTTTGGCTGGCGTGAAGTCTGGATCGGTTACGACCCGGCTAAGGGTACGCAGAACGGCGACAGTGCCGGGTGCGTGGTCATTGCTCCGCCCGCCGTGCCAGGAGGTAAGTTCCGCATCCTTGAGCGGCATCAGTGGCGCGGCATGGACTTCCGGGCGCAGGCTGAGTCCATCAAAAAACTGACGCAGCAGTATAACGTGACCTACATCGGCATTGACTCCACCGGCGTCGGCCTGGGCGTTTATGAAAACGTCAAAGCGTTTTTCCCCGCTGTGAAAGAGTTCGTCTACAACCCGACTGTGAAAAACGCCCTGGTGCTGAAGGCGTTCGACATTATCAGCGGCGGGCGGCTTGAGTTCGACGCCGGACACCTCGACATCGCGCAGTCATTCATGGCGATCCGCCGCGCCACCACGGCGAGCGGCAATCGTCCGACCTATGAAGCCAGCCGCAGCGAAGAAGCCAGCCACGCGGATTTAGCCTGGGCCACCATGCACGCGCTGGCAAACGAACCGCTGCAGGGCGAATCCGCCCATACACGCAACATCATGGAGATTTTTTAAATGAGCAAACGCAGGAACCGCACGCGCACGCAGCCCGTGCCGGAGCAGATGACCGGCGGCCCGGCGGCGGAAGCGTTCACCTTTGGCGACCCGATCCCGGTACTGGACCGCCGCGAACTGCTGGACTATGTGGAATGCGTGGTGATGGATCGGTGGTATGAACCGCCGGTGAGTTTTGACGGGCTGGCGCGCACGTTCCGCGCCGCCGTGCATCACAGCTCGCCGCTGAACGTGAAGCGCAACATCCTGACCAGCACGTTTATCCCGCACCGGCTGCTCAGCGGTCAGGCATTCAGCCGCTTTATCCAGGACTATCTGGTATTCGGCAACGCCTACCTTGAGAAGCGGACCAACCGCCTGGGCGGCGTGATTGCACTGGAACCATCGCTGGCGAAATTCACCCGGCGCGGCACTGACCTGGACACCTACTGGTTTGCGCAGTACGGGCTGACCACGCAGCCTTACCAGTTCACGCCGGGCAGCGTATTTCATCTGATGGAGCCGGATCTTAATCAGGAGATTTACGGCCTGCCGGAATATCTGTCCGCTATCCCGTCAACGCTGCTGAATGAGTCGGCTACGCTGTTCCGCCGCAAATATTATCTGAACGGCAGCCATGCCGGCTTCATCATGTACATGACTGACGCCGCGCAGAATCAGGAAGACGTCGACAACATCCGCAAAGCGATGAAAAGCGCGAAGGGCCCCGGCAACTTCCGCAACCTGTTTATGTATTCACCTAACGGGAAAAAAGACGGGATTCAGATCATCCCGCTGTCAGAGGTGGCGGCTAAGGATGAGTTTCTGAACATCAAGAACGTGAGCCGTGACGATATGCTAGCAGCTCACCGTGTTCCGCCACAGCTGATGGGAATAATTCCTAATAACACAGGTGGCTTTGGTGACATTGAAAAAGCTAGCAAGGTGTTTGTACGTAATGAACTTATCCCATTGCAAAAGCGTTTTGAGGAATTAAATAATTGGCTTGGTGATGAAGTTATTCTTTTCAAAGATTACAATTTAAACTAGAAAGGATGGTAAGCTATTAATACAGCTTACCACCCAAATAAATCAATCAATCAATTCGCCATCATCTTTTACGGGTTTCGTTACCTCAGTCTTAATTTCTTTATCTTTATTTTTATCAACTTCACTTCTTTTCAGCCCAGCCTTAGCGAGAACTGAATCCACCGCGTCGTCGCCTTTAGAAACAAATTCCTTGAATTTAAGCGAAGATAATACTTCCATAAACGGTGATGAGTGAGAACTTTCCTCGACGAATCTAAGAGGTGGCTCTTCAAGTCTTGTTAAAGCATTGCCAAATAATCTTTGTTGAAAGTGCTCATCGAGATTCACCGCTTCTCTTCTGTACCCTTCATAAGCTTTAGAAACAGATGCTTTAAACTCGTAATCTTCGGCCAAACGAAACCTTTGACCTATTTGTTTAGTTGCCAGCCAAGCAAACCACAATGGGGCACCTACGCTTAGGACTGAAAAAACTACCTGAACAAAAATTCTAGCGTCAGTTACTTTAGGATTTTGCAGATAACTTTCTAACGCAGTTAACCGGAAAAATCCAACCAGAGCACCAGCGCTTAATGCAAAGAGTAGTCCTGCCACCCAAAATCTGATGCTGGCATTAAGGTTTTTTGCCTTAACCTCAAAGGCACCTGCTAACCCCTTTGATGTAGACGTTCTAAAAGCTTCCTCACACTTATCTATATAAGTTTCAGCCTTGGCCTTCATTTCTGCAAGAAACTTTTCAGTTTCTATAACACTATCATCTCTATTTTTTATTGTTATTTGTGCATTTTCATTTATTTTATCGATTGTACTATTTGCGTTTTTTAACAAGTCGCTTACCGAATCTTTATCGGTTGTTAGATTTTTCTTTATTTCTTGAATCTCTTTGTTCGTTTCCCTCAAAGCCTTTAAGGTCGTCGGTAAGTTTTCAGCCGCATCATAAGCCTCATTTATAGCATTAATTTTAGATTCAATGTCGCCGCTTTTATTATCAATAGTTGAAATGGCAGATTCGTATAATTCAAGCCTATTTATGATTTTCTTTGGGAGAAGATCTTTGTCTTTAAGTTTATCAAAGGAAAATAAATTATTAATTTCATTTGAAATAAAGAGCATTGAAGTAAAATATGAACTAATTGCAGCTGAGGACACAGATGTATTTGAGTGATTCAAATGGTTAATATTAGGACCAGCCTGGTCTAAAGATATAATGACATTATTTATATAAACTTTGTCAGTTTCACTCGGCACAAACTTATCGAGAAGCTCGATTTTTCTAGCTAATACGCGAGGTAATTCTGAAACATCTGTCGCGCTTAAAAATGGGTAAGTATAAGAACCGATGTTGATAAAGTCCTCTTGAGGAAATTTCAGTTCAGAAAGCTGCGTGTGCAATGCTTCTAACTTTTCCTTTAAGACGGTTAGTTTTTCGTACATGAATGCTCCCCTTTTTTTGAGATTATTCTTAAGCAAAATTGAACGAATTTACAAGTGATAATTTCAACGGCAATACTGTCTTTTTCTCAAGTCCTAGTGATTATCACGTGTGCAAGCGCGCGCTCGTACCCCCGCCACGCCTGCCCGCTTTATGCAGTGGTTTTCATGCACCTGCATGACATAAGCAAAAGCCCGCCAGTACTGGCGGGCCGGAGGGTAAACGATCCTATTGGGATCATGCGGATTCATGCAGCATAGTCATGCACTACCGGGTTTATCTTCTTTCGCAGGCTCAGGCGTTGAGAAATCATCGAAAGATTTGTAGGTTTCTGTGTCGAAAAGTGAAACGCCCTCAACCTGATCCATCGGCATTACGTGCCGGAAATGCCCGAAATTGAGTGGCACTGAATCAGCTGTAATGTCCTGGCTCAGGTAAAGCTCAAAATATCTGTGCTGTTCGTGATAGCGCAGCGTATCTTTATCACGATAGCCGCTGATGTAAGGGATAATGGCAAGGTGCTGTGTATCGTGATGCTCCATGCGAGGCGCCGCTACATAACCGATATAAACTTTCCGTGATTTCAGAGTAACGAAAATCAGCTGTCCTTCATCAATCGCCTGGAGCAGCAATGACTCAATGCCATCCTGCGCTGCCATTTCACGATATGCCCTTTGCCTCTCTTCATTGTTTTCCAGCGCACGCTTAGCGCTGTTTCCCTGCTCAACAGCAAGCCATACAGCCATTCCCATTGAAAGAACAAAGAAAAGTGGATAGGACATGACCTTAACATCCGTCAGCCATGAGTAATAATCGGCGTGGAGGCTAGGCCATATCATGCCCAAGATGTTGACTACAGTACTGACCAGAAGGAGGAAAACGAAAAGAGCGGTGACAACAGCAAAACCCTGAATAGCGAACTTACATCCATGCATAGCCACATAAAAGTAAGCATTCCAGCCATCACTTCGGGCTAATTTTATGCGGGATTGGTAATGATTTTGTGTGTACCAAAACCCGCATACCAGAACAACCATAATAATCAACGGACCCATCAACTATCCCTGTCGTTTAGCAGCTAGCTCTTCCATACGTGCACGCATTGACTCGCGCACTTGCTGATTTTTCATGTTAACCGTCGCTGAGCCGTTCAGGTCGGTAATGATTTTACCGTTCGAATTGCTAACGTCATGACGGATAGCTTCCTGCATGATCTTACCCGGAGCGGATAACATCTTTCTGAGAAGTTCGGTCATATAACCTCCTGATGACACGAACGCCGCTGACAGCGGCGTTTACAGTGTGCTGCCATGTAACTATAGGACAGCTGCAAAATAATAAAATTCGGTTGGAGCTACTTCTTAACCTACTTACCTGTAGCAATCAACAGATTTCAGGTGCAATGCTCATTACGAGCCTAACGCCTCGCAACGCTCGTTGTTCAACCTTGCCAGCGCCAAAATTAAATTTTGCCGCCAGCAACGTTATCAATTTGCTTGGCTGCGGACTCACGCTACTCCGCAGCGTAAAAAATCTCATCATCAGGGACTTTTTCGCAGCTCGAATGCGCTAATTCAGCGATGATACTCATCGCCAACTTCATGTCAGTTTGCTTGCAATTCGCTATAAGCGACACCTCAGCTATGAACTGTACGCAGGCCATTTTACGATTCAACGGTGCCAATTCTTGAGTGCTCATCTTTCCTCCCTCCGCTCTAAAGACTGTATAAGCATACAGTAGTAGATGCGTGAGAAAATGTGAAATGTTTTTTCATTCAATCGGGCTTAATCAGAAAACTAAAGTAAGGTGTTAACGTCATTCCAAGCCCTTATTTTGACGAGAGAAAGTCTAACCTGACTGACATGACCGGCTTCGCTTATCGATACCATCACTGTCTAAACCCATTTGCGCCACTTATCATCTTCCTGCAGCCGTCCGTTCTGGTAGAAAATGCGCATACCTGCACCAGAATTAAGGCTCCCACCGGACAGAAGCAGGTTTGTTTCTTTTTCTTCCCCGTTAAATCCTCTCACCCGCAGTTCTGCAACCAGAAGTGCTCGCTGATCATCGTCAATTTCCTGCTTATAACTCTGTTTCTGGCGCGGCTTCACCACCCGAAGACGCGCCAGCAGATCGCGGCGCTGTTTTCTGGTCATGTTGTTGAAATCTGCCGGACCATACACAGGTGTTTCGCCCTGTTCGACAGGTTCAACAGATACCGGCTCACCCCGTGAAATGCTCAGTTTTTCATCAGGGGGACAGTTATTGCCACGAGTCCAAGGGGCGCCAGCGCCCTTGTCGGCTGTCGCCTCCTGAACGTCAACGGCCTTACGGACCATTTTCCATTTCGTTGCGTGCGTGCAGATGCGGCCCGCCACTAACGGGGACCAGATGCCATAAATGCGGGTGCCGTGATCGCCGTAAGGGGTAGGCTCATCGTTAAGCTCATACGCTGTTCTGACGATGTGATGTTTGCGCGGAACCAGTACGCCGCCCTGTTTCATGATGTAGGTGGCAAAGCAGCCCACATCTGTAGCGGCCAGCACGGCGTCCAGCTGCGCGTTTTCAAGCACTGGCGCCCCGGCCTTTTTGTCTCTCTGATTTCTCAGCGCCTGACCGGCGAGCAGGCGAAGTTCCCGGTAAGCCT